CGTGGCAAGGAAGCCAAACAACTGTATGAACTGGCATTGCGGTCTGACATTAAGAACGTTGAGATTGCAATGGACTTGCTGAGAAAATTGGAGGATGTCAAATGAAACCCCGCCGCCTCCCATCGGGCTCTTGGAACGTCCGCGTGATGATTGGCGGGCAATCCTATTCTTTCACCCATACCGACAAAAAGACCGTAATGCGCATGGCGTCTGAATTTGCCGACGACTATCGCCGTAAAATGGACAATCCGACGCTTTTGGAACGCATGCGGGAATATGTAGCAGAGAACACGGAAAGGCTCTCTCCGTCCACTGTGCGCAGTTATAATGGCATGATTCGGATGATAGAGGAGCGGTCGCCCCGCATCGCCAATAAACGACTTTCCGCAATCACAGAGCAGGATATTTCCGATATTGTCCGCCCGCTACGGACACTGAAAACTAAACGAAATTATGTTAATTTTATTCATGCCTGTACAGGCAAGTCAGCGGGCAAATTGACGGGTGTATCATCTAAACGTGTGCATGTGCCGACCGAATTGGAAGTAAAGGGCCTGCTCCAAATCTTCCGCAATACTGAGTTGGAGGTGCCTATTTTGTTAGCGGCATATGGCGGTCTGCGTCGCGGTGAAATCTGCGCGCTCCGTATGTCAGACATAGACGGGGACTTCGTGCATGTCAGCAGAGCGGTCGTCCGTGATCCGTCGGGTACATGGGTCACTAAGGACCCGAAAACGGCTTCCAGTGTCCGCTCCGTGCTTCTCCCGCACTTCGTAATTGAGCGGATACAGGTGCAAGGATATATCACCCATCTGCTCCCGTCGCAAGTTTCCAATAGGTTCTGGAAACGGCAGAGAAACTTGGGAATACCGCCGTACTGTTTCCACTCGCTCAGGCACTTCCACGCCTCATATCTCCACTATCTCAATATCCCTGATGCTTACATAATGCAACGTGGCGGCTGGTCTACTCCGTCAGTCATGCAGTCAATCTATCGTCATGCTTTGGAAGATAAGGTCACACCGACCGACATTTACGCCGTCTCAGCGTTCCAAAATCCATTCCAATAGTTTCCTCATTCCAAATAAAAAAGCCCCGCAAAACGCCAAATAGAGCGTTCTACGGGGTATTCCACTGCCGGCAGCGGGGGTCGAACCCGCACAAGGTCGGCTTATTTACTTGCAGAATCGGTATCCGTTCCAAATTCCGTTCCAATGCCAATAAAAAAAGAGCGGAACATCAGCCCCGCCCATATGAAAAAAGTGTGCATGCAGTGACTTTTTCCTCAAATGATCATATTACCGTCTTTATCAAAAACGTGGTATCCACTCCAATTCTGTGCGCAGTTCTTGGCATTTTCCAACTTGCTGAAAGCGCCCTTCTGCGTGTCCGCCTCTGCCCATGACTTCCGCACTCTGTAAATCTGCGGAGTGTCGTCGTAAGTGGTAGATGCGGAAAGGCTTGCTTTGAACTTGTCCCACTTGGGTGCGTTGTCGCCCGCATAGCCGTACACCGCCGGGCAGTTCTTGCCGTTCACATCGTAGTGCCGAATGACGTTCTTCTGCTTGATGTTGTACGTTTCCATCAGATACTTAACGAGGATCCTCGCTGAGTTGATGGTCGCATCATAGAAAATCCATTCGCCGTTCTGCTTGTGCGTGCAGAGTTCAATGCCGATAGAGTTGGCGTTCTTACAGATTCCGAAGAACGTTCCGCCCCTGCTCGACTGCCGTCCGCCTCCGCAGTGCCAGGAATACTGTTTTTCGATGTTGGGGTTGTACTGCCATATCTCGCCGGTCTGACTGATGAAGAAATCAGCGGAAGCATTCCTGTTCCCGCCGTTGAAATAATCAATATTGTTCTTTGCCGTGCCCTCTGCTCCCGTGTAGTGGATAACGATGTACATGATAGGATCATTGCGCTTGCTGACGTTATAACCCTTAAATCCGCTGTTCTGCTTGATGTCAGGTCTGCCACTGGGGACGGCATCGCCTGTAACCTCATAGGCATAGCACATGTCATTGAATCGCCATGTCTTGCCATCAATAACGGCAGTCTCAGACATGTATGCATGCCCTTGATTCTTTCCGCTGACCGGTTCGAGATAAAACAGGCCCTTGCGATTAAGCCAGCCTGTGTGCATGTATCCGTCTTTGTCGTCGAGGAAGTACCAGTAACCGTTCACCTTCTGCCAGCCGTACTGCATAACGCCGTCGCCGTCGAACAGGAACCAGTTTGTTTTCTTCCCGCTGTCCCATTTGAGCCATTGCCAACCAGTCGCCCATGTGCCATTAGCGCGCTGATAATACCACTTGCCATTTACCAACAGCCAGCCTTCTTTAACTATTCCCGTGTACGGAATATCAAACGACCATCTGGAACCGTTCTGCTCCACGATCAGCTTCTTATCGCATGCCGTCATGGTGATGGTGTAGAACGGACGCAAGCAGACGAAACCCTTGTTCTTGCAGTACAGTGCGCCCCAGTGACTGAATTCGTCGCCACCAATTCCAACACCATACGCCTCTGCATGATTGTACCAACACAATTTAGCGCCCAACTCCGCCAGTCTGTTCGTGGCTTCCGTAGTGCAGGCGTTACCGTGATGAGGAATCTTAAACACGCGGATCGTGCCGTACTTGTTGGCCAGGTAGGAGTTGATAGCGTTGATTGTGTCGCCACTGGTCATGTAATACAGTTCGGGGAAGTAGCACACCAAACTGGTATTATTCACCTGATAATCCACGTTTTCGGAAGGCTTGACGGACCGCCTCCAAATATCACACACAATCGCTCCCACCTTAATCCGTGTCACCTTGTCGGCGGGCGGATAAGTGATGGACTTCTTGAGGTTGTTCGCCTGTGCTATTCTCTGCATTGCACGGCTGTAATCATCACGGGCGTCAGAGTCACGGAGTTTGGTAAGGTCGCTCGGCGGAGGGCAGTAAATCTTATCTACGATGATGGACGAATCCAGTAGCAGCTTCATTCCGCGATCATGGTCATAGTGCCAGTGGCTCAGAATGTAGGTGATATTCGTGATGCCGTGCGACTTGCAGTAGCTTATGATCTGGTCACATAAGAAATCTTCGCCACCGTCTATAACAATGGCATTTTTGTTATCATCGTGTATGATCTGCGCATCCCCGCGCCTATAGGCGTAGGACCGCTGCGGCATACTAGGAATCCATACTGTGATTTTACTCACTGTTCCACCTCCTTTTTGCCTCCCAATTCAGACATGATCGGTGAAAGGACAGCCATAACAACGGCAACGATGATAGGCCTTAACGCCGGATCTATTGGCGTGAACCCAACAAGCGTATCAATATTTGCAATCAATACGCCAATTAAGCCCTGTACAATAGTGCGCAAAAGTCTGTATCTTGTGTCATTACTTGTAAGAAATGTGTTCATACGTCCTCACTTTCCGTCATTTTCAAGGTCTGCCACTTTAGTTTCGAGGACAGTGACCCTTTCGATAACATTGTTGTGCTTATCCATCTTTTTCTCCAACTGCTCCAATCGATACATAATCAATTTGTTGTTATAGACAGCAGTTATGACTGATACGATTATTGCTGATGCGGCGCTTATAAGACCGCAAATGATTGCTGTGTCCATTGGGTATATCCTCATATGAGAGAGCAGATTCCTCCGCCCTCTGGTTAGCTTACAAGTCCGTCATATTCTGACCGTGACGGGCGGTTATTAACTGAGTTAAATGGGGATTTCTGCGCCATCCGTACTGCAATAGACAGGTAATGCAGTTCCATGCTTTTCCTCGTTAGAAAAGTCCAGTCTGTATGTAGGCGGTAAATCGTCAATTTCGGGGATAAACTGCCAACCGTAATCCCACTGAGTTATTGGGGAAGTGATAGTAAACCCTCTCGAATTTACTACACCTCTGATTATCTTTTTGGTTGTGTCCATGCGTTACACCCCCAATCGTTTGTCAATATACAACTTGGTATCGGCTCTGTATTCTACCTCAACGTCGCCAGCATCCGACCAGATGTTATTGACTCCGAGTAGGGTTTTAATCTCTTCTTGCACAACTCCGTCCACGAGCGTAACTTCGTATGTTTCGCCTGCGTAAGGTTCGTAGGAGTCGTCTGCGTCAGAGGCAAAGCGAAGCATTGGGTAATATACATAATTGTTTAATGTTATGCCAGATGGGATTCTGATTCTTACTGCTAAGTCATATAGTGCATCCTCTGCGCTAATGGTTACGGTTCTGTCAGATGCACCACCACCTTGCACCGTAGTCCAGTCTGGTAATGCTTTTGCTTGTACAATAACCCCAACCCCATTACTATCTGGTGCGTTTTTAATGTACTGTCCTACTGGCAACCTAAAACCGTTCTGCGCGGCAGAATATGCAATTCCAGTTGATGTCCCATTGCACACGATTCCACCATCTGACGTATAAGTAAACGATATGCCATTATGAACAGAAGTACCAACCGTCTGCGGTTTAAGTAGATTTTTTCCTGTTTTTGTTACAGTAGCACTGGCGGATTCCGTATCAATAACGACAGACTTCATCGGGACATTATCCGCACCGTCCACAAAGTGAGCAATAGAACCACTGACAGAATCCGTGACGTAGGCGGTGTTGTACAAGTCATTAAAACCGCTCTTTAACTCAGTAACATCCTGCTTCATCGCATCGACGACCCCTAATCCCCGATAAATGTCGATCATGTTTTCGCTTGGAGACAACGGAGTATTGGCATTTGCCACATATCTTATCCTTAATCTGTACACTACATTGCTTTGCACAGGAATATATGTATATTCGTTCGTATTATACGCATCGCTCGACCCATAATAGCCTGCCCATGCCCCAGTGGTCGCATTGTATTTTGCAACAAAAAAACCATACCGTGTATCCTTGTTATGTATAAGAAAACCACCAGAAAGTTTGTTCGCAGACGGTGTACGAATCCATGTATTCGCATCAACCTCATCGCTACTTGTCCACGACCCCTGTTCCCATGTTGCGGTATTGTCAATTTTGTAAAAATCATCAGCGAGGTCGCTCAGATATGTAGCGTCATAATAATTTAATCGACCAGAGCTTAAATCATTGTCGATGATAGTTAAACCGCTCTTTAAATCACTTACATCCTGCTCCATCGCATCGACTTTTGCCGATGATTCGTTGACATTCTGAACCAGTTCATCAAGGTTATATCCCTGATATTCACCCGCCCACTCGCTGACCTCTGCATCAAGTGCCACACCGTTATTGATGTTGAAAATCTCTGTGCGGAGTATCTGGTCACCACTGGTCAGCATAAACTGCGCCAACAACGTTCCGCTGATTGCCAGTGCGGTCTGCGTCAGTTCTGCGTAAGCACCGTAAACACTCTCACCATCACCGACCGTATACTGGAATGTAGAACCAGTCACTTGTACGCCGGTCTTGTCGGGTCTGATGATGGTCAATGTGACCGCTGTATTCTGCCCCACATTGTAGATTTGCCCACCGTTGTGGATTTCCGCACCTACGTACCTTGTCTTACTGTCAAGTGCAATCGCCTTAATCTTGGAAGGAGTAAGGTCATGGTCGTACAGGTCTAACTGTACATTCCGCTCAATAATCGTTAATGCCATTTATCCTCACCTCCTTACAGATTCTTTGTGCAAAGCAGTTTTACGACTGGGTCTGTGTACGCCCGTGTTCCACTAATCCGCATCAACTGCACATGTACGCTTGTCGCACTTGCGACCGCACACGAATAGAAATACGCTCCGAAATAGCCACTATAAGCGGGAATTGCTCCAATCATTGAATACCCTGCGGGAATGCGCTGAGCCACGTTTATCGTACCGCCTGTTGCGCCCGCAGAGTTGAATGTCATCGTTCCAAGCGGAGCATTGACCACCGTCAACTTCGTATTGTCCACAGTGTTCTGCAATTCCGTGACCGTGTTCTGCAAGCCCGTAATCGCATCTAACACGCTCACCGTACTTACAAGCGGGTCAACCGATGTAATACTGATACCATCAAGATTGACCTGATAGAGCGGAAACTCTACCAGTGTGTCCCCGTCCGCAATGGATCCAGTTGTGTATGCAGGCGCCGCAGGATCGGAAGCAGCGGGAGTGCCAGTCTTAACCGCAAGGCTCATATTCTCCACGCCCGTTCCGCTGTTCTTTGTGTACTGCGCCACGATCAAGTCACGCCTTAACATGCCCTGCGTGCCATTGGCAATAACCAGAGATTCGGACATGCCGTTTTCAATCGACGCCGTGCACCCCTGTGCGACCATTACGCCGTCCGCTATTTGCACTTCTGTAGCAGAAATGACCGTAGCAGCAAGGTTAGACCCGACGTCTAAAATGTGGACGCCATCGCCAAATATTCCGACATATGTATTTCTTAATTGCTGAGCCGTAATGTGTGGATCAGCTTTATAGCCCAAAATAATGTTCATTTCTTATCTAACACCTTTCTGCTTACTTTCATAAGCCGTGTGTTATCCAGTTCTATCTGTACATCGTCAGATAACTTGTATTCTGTCGTTTCAAAACCATTGCGCCATGTAACGACCTTCGTCGTAATCGGCGCGGTCATGCGCATCTTAGTGGTATAATCACGCCCGCCTACGATGTCGCCAATTTCCACATCTGTAGTCGTTTCAAGGTCAATGCGGAAACTGTTCTGATTCCGTAACTGCTTGAGCTGGTCCGTGCCCGATTGGATGAGGTCGTCACGGGCCGCACCCGCATAGTCATATACTTGCGCTATCTCATCAGATCCGAAGAATGTCTGCGTTGTGGAAATATTCCCGTTGTCGTCTACGTACAAATCAACAACTTCACGCTCAGCAAGTTCGCCTTGTCCCAAACAGATAAGGTGATTGACGCCCGTGCCTTCCTGCGTCATGTAGTAGTTGGCGTTCATGTCGCTCGAATACTCGATTTGGCTCGAATAATCGACTATCGGAACAGCCTCGACAACGACCTTGCCAGTTTCCACATCATAGGAAATCCGCATTTTGTAATCGACTGATTTCAGCATTGCCTTGAGTCCGTCGTATAAGGTGACATATCGATTATATTGGTAGTCAACCTCTATACCCGTGGACTCACTTGACCCTACGAACAGCCCCGGAAACGCTGCGGAAACCCTTGCGCCAATAATGGCATTGAGTTCTCCGCTGTCGGTGGCATAATCATCGCCCGCATCAGGACACAAAATCTTGTTCTGCAACATCCCGCGCCATGTGTAACCGCCCGCCGAGATTGTCCCGTTCTTCGTGTTGGTCTTGAGGCGCTTGAACAGTCCGCCGTATTCAGTGCCCGGAATATAGATTCGTGACCCGTCCGTGATTGTTTCCCATTCGGACCGTAAGCAGGTGACAAGGAAGGAGTTCTCTGTATCGCCTACTTCGAAATCGTACTCCGTAAAAAGAAGCGAGCGGACTTCTGCGCCGTTTGCATCAGCTACAACAATCATCCTCTCACCTCCACTCTGGGCTCGCTGCGTTCGCGGTGAATGGTGATATTAGCGCCAAATGATGCATCCCAAACGATGTTAATGTTTCCACCAGGTATCTTTTTAAATACCGAATCAGTCTTATTCCGCAGATTGAAGATATTGCTCTGCGTTCCGTCCGTGTTGTACTGCATTATCGTGTGTTTACGGGAGTCTATGACCACATAAGCGCCCGACGGGATGGAAGTATACAGAACATAACCGTATCCGTTGACGGTCACGCGCGGATTTACTGCCGGTCCGAAAATGACCATTTCAAACTCCGAATCGAACGGGAAGTCTGATGCTACGGTAGTCTCGCCAATCGCGGGAGCGGTGAAGTCAAACGGAAAATCAAACGGGAAGTCAAGGAAAGCGCTCTCTGTTTCCGATGACGGGAAGAGCTCAACCTTGAAATCCTGTACCCAGTAAGGATACGGTGCATAGATTGTAATCTTGTTCAGCGTCTGAGTGGTGTTGTCCGTCGGTTCCGTGCTTGATTCGACAATATAGCAGTCAATATAATAATCGCCCCACACGATGCGGCCCGGCTTCATGTTCCGAATGTCCGCCTCAAAGTCATCATGGAGCGCATTAACAAGCGCCTGCCGTTGCACCTCTCCGCCTACGAAGATTAGTTCTGTTTCATAAGTGGCGGGATCCTTTGCAAAGTCAGCCACACGGGTGCCGTATTGCAGTTTCGTGCCCTGTACGCGATAGGCCCATGCGTGATAATTTGCTTTTCTGTGTAGAATCCCGTTGGCTATCAGATTGTATTTATGCCCGGAAGAGGCGATGTATGTAATTGGTACTCTCATGCTCTCGCCTCCCTTACTATGCGCCCAAATTCGCGCTCATTGATCTCAACGCGAATGTCTGCCTGCTGTAACGCCGCAGTAAAAGCGACATACATTCCCTCAATCAACGACTCATTATTTGCCGCCGTAGCGTTCTGTATGTCGTTCATTAGTGAGTTCTTGCCGTACATGAATTCTCCGCCCGCTTCACCCGCGCCAAGCAGTCCGTAAGGAGTCTGCATGACAGTGGGAGTACTGAAGTAATACGGCTGGTTCATAGCCTTTGCGTACCAGTCAATATCCAAATGCGGTACTGACGGGGGGTTAAGGCTGAATTCGCCCGACAGACTGAAGTGCGGAAGTTTTGGCATCTCGATTTCAGGGAATTTTAGTTTGAGATTACTGAAGAATCCCTTGATGTCCTCAATCTTCTTTTTGATGCCGTCCTTAATATCCGCGAACTTCTGCAAGATACTGCTTTTGGTATCCTCAATCTTCTGGACTGCATCGCTCTTAATCTGCGACCATTTCTCTTGTAAGTCCGTCTTGATTGACTGGATCTTGTCGGCGATGTTCTGCTTGATCTCATTCCACTTTACGGAAACGTCTTCTTTGAGGTTAGTAACGTATGTGGTTATAGCGTCCCATACTTCCTTAACCTTTGCTTTGATCTCATCCCAATGCGCGATGCATACAATGATGATAGCAATCAGCGCCGCAATAGCTGCTATGACAAGTCCGATCGGACCGGAAAGCGCAGTCAACGCGGCAGATATAGCCGGTGCCATCGTCATTATCGTTCCGACCGTGCTGATGATTCCGCCGATGATACTTAACAGCGGAGCGAGAACTGCAATAACTCCCGCAATCACCAAAATCAGATTGGTCTGTGCAGGTGTGAGGTTTTGGACAAATTCCGTAACCTTCTGGATCCCGGCGACAATCGGGTCAACCAGTGGAAGTATTCCTTCTGCAATGGTCGCCCCAAGTTCGCCGGCCGCCGCACTTATCTGCGCCTTGCTCTGATCTACCTTGTCGTTAATCTCGTTCAGTGAATCAAGCGTATCGCCCGACATAATAAGGCCGAGTTCTTCCGCCTGTTCTCCGTACGCTTGAAGAGCCGCGCCGCCGTCGTCGATAATTCCCGCTAACTGGTCTGCTGACTTGCCGAAGATTTCATACGCTTTCTGGTCGCGTTCCGTCTCATTATCAATTTGCGATAACGCTTTCAGTGTGTCATTAAATACACTCTCAGCATCACGCATTGAGCCGTCGGCATTGGTAACAGATACGCCCAAATCATTGAAAGCATCAGGCGAGCCGGCCATACCTTTTTTCATTTTGGTAAATGCGCCAGTAATGTCCTCAACCGATACATCCACAAGATCGGACGCATATTTCATTTTTTGCAGACTGTCAGTGCTGAGGCCCGTCTGCTTTGACAGCGTATTTAAATCGTCGGCGGCAGTTACAGAGCTATAGCCCAGTCCGATCATGCCGGCGGCAAATCCACCTGCGGCGGCTGATACAGGTTGTAACTTCTTCCCTACATCCTGTATTTTGTTGCCGAACGCCTCCACTTCGCGCCCTGCGCCAGCTATGGCCTGTGCTGCTACGGACCCGAATTCTTTCTGCTTGCCCTTAAGGCTGTCGAGTGCCTGTTCGTCTTCGATGATAGCCCGCTTGAGCTGATTCATCTTATCAGTCACTTCGGGCGTCTGATCCTGTTCGGATAACTGCTTGAGGGCTTCCCGTTCCTTGTCGAGCTTGTCCTTTGTATCGGACACGGCTTTGTTAAGAAGGTCTTGCTTCTGACGCAGTAGCTCTACATTTTTCGGGTCGACCTTTAACAGCTTGTCGACTTCTTTTAGTTCTTTTTGTGTATCCTTTATGGACTTGTTGACACCGCTTAGAGCTTTTTGCAGTGGGGTTGTGTTCCCACCAATCTCTATGGTGATTCCTTTGATATTTCCAGCCATGTGTTAGAACCTGTCCATATCTTCCTGAGTAGCTACACGCGCATAGCTTTCGCCATCATTGCTTCGCTCCGTCAGGATGTCCAATATTTCTCCAACTTCAAAAAAATCGAGGTCAGGTAATGAAATCCCGGCCTCGATACATCTCAATAAATACAGTGCCGTGTTATACGGCCTGTCAGTCTTTATTCCTTTTTTTTTGATACAGACGTCTGTACGGCCTGCCCCTGATACAGTGCGAAAACATCAGTCACCTTAGAGATGATGTCCATCGCCTCGAAATTCTGAACCCATTCGAGATAATCCTCGTACTTGAGCCCATTGATCAGTTCGGACATCGGTTTTTCTGCCTGTTTCGCCATGATGAAGGCAAGCTCTACATAAATGTCCATGTCATCCGCCTTGTTCGCGGAATTAAGGAAATCACGGCGGAACACCCGTTTATAAAGCACAGGTGTCGCGCCGTTTGCTACCAGTTCAGTCGGCTTGTCGCCGAATGTAATTGTTCCCCTCATAATGCCCCCTTACTGTGCCGCTGCCTGATATACAGCAGTGTTCCATGCGTTGTACTGAGTCGCCTGATCAGGTGTGCAGGACGCCTTGACGATGTTCTTTTCAAGCGCAGCATTGTAGATGGATGTCGCCGTAATGGTCATGCTCTCTGTCTGAGGCTCTTTTGTCTCAGTAATAGTAGAGGAGCCGGTTGCGGGCCTTGTGGCTGTGCAGTTGTACATGACATGACGAGTAGCGTGCTGATCTCCGGAGAACTCGAAGATAAGAGCGAAGTGTTTCGCCTCTGCGTCAGCGTCCTCATACAGAACCCCGTTGGCGTCCGTAGCATAACCGAGAACGTCGGTCTTGAAGGAATCGGGGATAAGTGCAAGCTCAAGGTCGCCCTGATAGCCGCTGTTTATCGCCGCCATGTAATAGGTGATGTCATCCGCATAGAACGGAGAATTGTCGCCCTGCGCCTCAAGAGAAAGGCTTACAGCGCCTTTGAGCGCTACGGGTGCGGCATATGTAGCACTGCCGTTGTCTGCGATGGTGGCCACCGCATAGAAGCAGTTCTTAATGCCAAATTTAACTTTATTGTTGGTTGTAGGCATGTTTAAACCTCCATAATGATGTCGGTTGTATAAATAGTTTCGTGCATGCGCTCCGAATCAATATAGGTCTGCTCTTTGCGGAATACTAACTCGTTAGTGTTCAGCAGAGTTTCGATTTGCGACTCAAGTGCAAAATCTTTCTCATCCGTGTACAGTTCTATGTACAGCGGCTCGATTCGTGCGTAGTTGGTATTGTCTGCCGCCAGGTCATTGCTGTTCCCATAAAAAAAGCAGATAAACGGGGGTTGCTGTCCCGTATCATCTGCGAATTGATGGTATGCATATGGAATCCCGACGGATTCGATCATTGTTTTTATCTGCTGTGGGGTCATCGCTCCACCTTCTCTCTGATGCGCTTCTCGACTTCGGAAATAGCCCATTCTTCGACGGGCTTGATATGCTCAATTCCGCCGACATTACGCCCTCCGCCTCTGCGTGCGTGCCCATGCTCTAACAGGTGGGCTATTTGGTATGTCCCGGTCTTGCCGTATACGGTAGCGTCAACGGTCGTAGCCGTTTTTTCTACCTTGCCAGTCCATCCTTTTGCGTATCTGCCTTTGCGCTTTGGCGATGTCTGGCGCAGTTTCTTCGTGGATTCTTTGGTGACCTCTTGAACGGCTTCCGCCGCCGCTTTGGAGACCTCAACGGAATAGTCCTGCAAGATATCTCTTACGGTTCTTTCAAGGTCAATTCCCGCCATTGGTGCCGCCTTTCCGCTCAGCGTACAATTCCATCATGTCATTGCGTCCATGATAGGTGCGGTAAATGGAGTACCGTTTGTTCTGATACTCCACTAACCGCTCCCCCTCATAGTCGCCGAAGAACACACGGAACACGAATTCAGGGTTAAGACCATTGCGGCCCGCCTCGAAAAACTCGGAGCGGGTCACACTGTCCACCTGACACATCACTTCGCGGGGTTCTCCCTCAGTCGCGCGCGGGATCCCTGCCGTATCCTTTGTATACGTGATTGGAATCAGCTTGATTACGTCGCTTCTGTCCATGCCGTGTACCCCGTCTTTGTGCTTAACTGCGCTTTCTGCTCATCGTATGACCGTTTGAGCCTGTCGTAGTTGTCAGGCTGTCCGAAGTTCATCAGAAAATATGTGATTGCGGCCTGACTAACAAGGTCGTCAAGTTCCGACGGGATAACCACGCCAGCGACGCCCAAATCCAACATAGCCGCATTAAGCAGACGCTCGACTTCAACGTCATAAAAATCTGTTGTAATCCTTGCCGCCATTTTTGCGGAATAGATAAGGCCCTGATCTACCATAGTTACCTCCGTCGGATATCAGTCTTGTTTACGCCTGA